GGAGATCAAGCCAAATTCAAAGATATTAGTGTAGCGTATGATACACTAAGCAATGACCAAAAACGTCAAGAGTACGACCATCAACGAAGATTTGGCGGAATGCCCGGTGGCGCACCTGGCGGATTCCATTTCCATACAGGACAAGGTGGATTCGATCCGTTTGCGCAGATGTTTGGACAAGGTCATCCATTTGGAGATATCTTTGGGCAAATGCGTGGCGGGCAGATGCGTAGGAATAGGGACTTAAACATTCAGTGTCAAGTTACACTACTTGACTCATTTACTGGCAAACAGGTAGAAGCAACATTTCAATTGCCCAGCGGACGCCAACAAACTGTAATGATCAATGTCCCAGCTGGAATTAACAATGGCGAAACTATTCGATACAACGGACTAGGTGATGATAGCGTTCCACAGATGCCCCGTGGCAATTTAAATGTAACTATAATAGTCCAACAAGATCCTAATTTCGAACGACGTGGAGATGATCTGTATACTAATATCGAAGTAACTCCTATCGAAGCTATGATTGGCTGTAAAAAAGCTATCAAAACACTAACTGGGGATCGTTTAGAAATAGATGTTAGGGCAGGAGTCGAAACTGGTGTTGAATTTGCTAGCCACGGCAATGGGTTTAAAAATCTTACCAATGGCTATAAAGGCAAACTAGTTGGCGTTATACGTATTATAACTCCAAAAATTACAGACCCAGTGTTAGTTGCTCAACTAAAAGATTTAGATGCTAAAATTAGTAACAGCCCCCGATAAAATACTAAAAACAATCGCAGAAGAATGGCAATTCCAATCTGAAGCAGATTGTGCTGAGGCCGCAAGAATAGAATCTGAAATGATTGCCACCATGTTGGCAGAACGGGGACGAGGACTTGCGGCTAATCAAGTTGGATTACTTAAACGTGTATTTGTCATTCAGTTAGAAGGGCAAAATCCCATAGCTATGTTCAATCCAAGAATATTAAATACTAGTGAGATTATGCAAATCGGCGACGAGGGTTGTTTGAGCTTTCCTGACTTATGGTTGGAAGTAAAACGTCCTAGTAGTATCGAAGCCGAATACTTTGACACACAGGGAAATCAGTGTATAATAACATTAACAGGCATTGATGCAAGATGTTTTTGTCATGAATTAGATCACTTAAACGGTGTTTGCTTCACAGACGGACTCAGCCCATTAAAATTGGCACTGGCAATTAAAAAACAACGTAAACGACAAAGGAAGAAATGATGGTTGAACCAAGTGATACACTACAAGCAGTATTTGAAAAAGCTATCGAGACTGCTAAAAAACTACATCACGAATATCTAACAATAGAACATTTGTTGTTTGCCATGTTAGCAGAAGAAAGTTTTAGCACTGCCGTTGAAGGGTTTGGTGCTAATGTAGAAACCCTCAAACAAGATTTATCAGACTATTTGCAAAACAAATGTGCTGAAATTACGGTACCTGATGTAGTAGTAAAACCGCGTAAGACACAAGCAGTTGAGCGTGTGCTTAATCGTGCGTTCACACAGGTCTTATTCAACGGACGTCAACGCATTGAACCAACAGATGTGTTCCTTGCTATGATCGGTGAGAAGCGTAGCTGGAGTCATTACTATATCCAGAAAGCTAATATCGACAAAGACAAGTTTAACGACTACATCAATAATGCTATCGAAGTTGATGAAGAAGAAGGTCCACAAGATAATCAAGGCGAACGAGCACTGAAAGCATTTACTAGCAATCTTAACGACCTGGTACAAAAACAAAAGATCGATCCAGTTATCGGCCGCATCGATGAACTAGAAAATATTGCTCTGGCATTAGGTCGTCGTAACAAGAATAACGTAATTCTCGTAGGAGATCCGGGTGTAGGTAAGACTGCTATAGCAGAAGGACTTGCTTATAATATTGTTAATGGTTCTGTTCCGGATTTCCTAAAAGAATACAAAGTATACAGCCTAGACATCAGTGCTATGTTAGCTGGATCTAAGTATCGTGGAGACTTTGAAGAACGTTTCAAACATGTTATTAAAGCTCTACAAAAGAAAGGTAAGACTGTGCTGTTCATCGACGAGGCACATATGATCTCCGGCGCAGGATCTGCTGGTAATTCAGCCAACGATCTCGCTAATATGATGAAACCTGCTCTAAGCAAAGGCAACATTAAAGTTGTGGCCAGTACTACTTGGGAAGAATATCGCAAGCACTTTGAAAAGGATCGTGCGTTGATGCGTCGATTCCAGCGCATTACAGTTGACGAACCTACCTTAGAAGTAACCCGTCAAATTATGAAGGGTATCAAAAAGTACTACGAAGGTTTCCACAAGGTTAAGATCCGTGATGATGCTATCGATTCAGCTATCAAGTTGAGTGTTAAGTATCAAACAGATAAGAAACTGCCCGATAAAGCAATTGATTTGATTGACTTGGCTTGTAGTCGTTTTAATCTTAAACTTGCAGATGAGCGTATCATCGGTGAACGTGAGATTCAATTCGAACTTGCTAAGATGATTCAAATGCCAGAAGAAAAGATCATGGAGACCGAATCAAGCAATCTCGCTAACTTGCAAGAAAACTTGCAAAAAGAAGTTTACGGGCAGGATCTTGCTGTGACAGAAGTTGTAGATAAGATTATGGTTGCTCAAGCTGGACTTAAGAGCGAAGGCAAACCTATTGGGTCGTTTGTGTTCATGGGGCCAACGGGTTGTGGTAAAACAGAAACAGCAAAAGCACTTGCTAAGAACTTAGGTGTTAAATTGCTACGTTTTGATATGTCAGAGTATCAAGAAAAGCATAGCATCTCTAAGCTAATTGGTAGCCCACCAGGTTATGTTGGCTTTGAAGAGAACGCAGGCTTGTTGATTACACAGATTCAAGAATGCCCTAATGCTGTTTTGTTGTTTGACGAAGTAGAAAAGTCGCATCCAGATGTTACAACTGTACTGTTGCAAATGATGGATAATGGTTTTATTACCGGATCAAATGGAAAGCAAGCAGATTGCCGTAACATTATCCTTATCCTTACTACTAACGCTGGTGCGGCAGATGCTGAGAAGAATGTTATTGGTTTTGGTACACAAGAAAAAGATTACAGCGACAAGGATTTGAAGAAATTCTTTACTCCTGAATTCCGTAATCGTTTAGATGGTATTATGACTTTTAACAAGTTAGGCAAAGAAACAATGACTAAGATTGTTACTAAGTTTGTCGACGAACTACGTGCCCAGGTTAAAGAAAAAGGCATTAAGGTTAAACTAGATAAGGAAAGTACTAATTGGTTAATTACCAAAGGCTTTGATCCTAAGATGGGTGCTCGTCCACTACAGCGTGTAATTGATAAGGAAATCAAACGACCTATGGCTAAATTGATGCTGTTCGGTGATTTGAAGAATGGTGGTCTACTAAACATTACTGTTCTTAACGATAAACTCCTACTAGTTGCAACGCCTAAAGAACCAAAGCAACAGTTACTAACTGTTGATCCAGTTGTGTCGTTATTAAACGAAAATGCACTATAAAACTACGACACGGCTGTTTAAAGGAATATACCAGTACAAGATTGTACTGGTATGTCCCGGGTCGGGTTGGTTTCGTAACGGATTAGAAGAAGCTCTTGAGCAGTTAAAACGTGTGGACTTAGCCGACAGTCGTAGTAATGCAACTAGTTGGCGAGCATCTTTTATTAAAACTCAAGAGCAGTTGGACTATGCTTTTAAATTGCAATCTCAGCTGAGTAAATTAAAAGACATTGATATTCGAGTAGAAAGTCCTTGGATTAGTGTTTATACAAATAAAAAATCCGATGTAGACAAACTAGCGAATCTTGATAAAGATCAAGTTAAGTATATTAGTCAACCCGTTCCTAATACTAGTTTATCAGCAGATACTATAATAATGCCCAAGATGAACTACGAATATAGAGTTACACTTGGTAAAACTAATCAAGAAAATCTTGCATTTGTATCTTGGGCTGAAACTAATAAGAAAGTCAAGCTGACTAAGAGCTGTGTTAAAGATTTAGGAAAGTCACGCAGTTGGGGCGGTACACACTTTTATATCACGGGCGATAACAATCTTTTACTGGCAAAAATGCACTTAGGCGGCTCTATCGCCAAGGTTGAACGCATTATCAAAGCCTAGTTCGTTGATCGCAAAAGCGATAAATACTCTAAATACAGAGTGTTCTGTTATAATGTTAACACGGGCTTACTATGCGCATACAAGAATTATTAGAAAACGCCGCTTTTAAAGAAGATAACTTCATTAAAAAATCAGGCGAGAAAGAAGAAATAGACTACGATTTAGCGGATGATCTAGTACATTTCATGCACAACGATGATCACGTATATCGCCGCCATGTCTATCCTGTTATTGTAAAATGCATCGGCTTATTGAAACATAAAAAGCCTACACAAAGCAAGATGTTTGCCGAAGCAATCAAAGAATGCTACAAAGCCTATTCTAAAAAATTCCCTATTAGAGTATTACCTGAAAGTTTAGAAGAAGATCAGCTAACAGAAGCTTGTGAAAAAATACACAGTGAATTACTCAAGCATGTAAAAGACGGAAAATACAAGGACTAATTGATGTTACTACGTGAATTATTCCTTAATGTTAGGAAGCCTATTCTCAATGAAGGCGGCAATATATGGCCAGAGTCTGAACACTTTGATCAGGCAATTGCTAGTCATCTTGCACACGAAACAAACAGATATCTAAAGGGTGTAAAAACTGGTGTACATTTAATTGGCAGTGCCGCAACACCTACTCCCGGAAAGATGAGTGGCGATTTAGATGTTATGGTCGACTTAAATCAACTTATGCAACAGTTTGGTACTAAGGACGGTAAAACTACTAGAGCCGAATTAGAAAAATATTTGCAAGGACAAGGATTACAAACTAAAAAAACCGGAGTGACTGTACATATATTATTACCCTACAAGAATAAGTTTTATCAAGTAGATATCAAAGCAGTAGGTAATGCAGAGAAGGTACATAAATTCCACCATCATAGTATACCTGCTGGCAGTCCTTATAAAGGTGTCCACAAACAAATGATGATGAACGCACTAGCAAGTAGTCAGGGTATGTTATGGAGTCCAGACGAAGGATTGTATGCTAGAGATGCAATGGGTAAGAAGGCACACTTTATCAGTGATGATCTGAATGTTATTGCTAAACACTTATTAGGTAAACACGCAAAAGGCACCGACCTTGGTAGTGTAGAAAGTATACTAAATGCTATACCCGACGAAGCTCGTCGTAATGAAATATTCCAACAAGCATCAAGTGGTGCAAGTTGGCAAGCTGTTAGCCCGCAACCAATTAATGAAGCGGCCGCTCCAGCAGTAGGTCGTAAATATCAACACATTGAAGATCTAGTGTTTACAAATGGTAGCACTGGCGGACTACATGCCATCGAACGTTTGCGTCATATGACTAGTAAGGGCGGCAGTATTGAATTAAAATGGGATGGCAGTCCTGTAGTCTACTGGGGTAGAGACGAGCATGGTGTGTTCCACATGTTTCCAAAAAATGCTTGGGATTATATGAAGCGTGGCACTACTCACACTAAGAGCGGTGTTACTACTATGATGAATGATCCGGACGATGTTGCCATGTTTATCTTAGGAACAGGTACACCACAACCTGGACAAGAAGATCAACGTCGTGCATTTGCACAAGGGCTTGCAGACTTATGGCCATACTTTGAAAGTATCAGTCCTAAAAAAGGATATATCGAAGGTGGCATATTATTCAGCCCAATCAAACCAGCAGTACTAAATCCCAGTACTAATGAATACGATTTTACTCCTAACATAACAAGTTTCCACATACCTGCTGGAAGTGCATTAGGTCAAAAAATTGCCAAGGCAAAAGTCATGGTGGCTGCAACTGGTTACTATACACATATCGGTGCTGATGAAACACGTTATCCCAATGCAGAAAAATTGTCCAAAGGCGATGTTATTGTACAAGGCACTACCTATGTCGAACATGCACCTAAGGTCGACGCAGAAGGTTTGAAACATGCAGAGAATTTTATTAAACAAAACAAAGCCGCTATCGATAGTTTTGTTGCAGGACAACCTGGCCTAAGTAAACCTGGAGATGTACTGTATAGTTTCTTCAATCAGAATTTACGTGTAGCAGGTGTTAAGCAAAAGTTCATGCAATGGGCGCAGGCCAAGTTAAGCAATACCCAGGCTCAAAAAGTTTTAAGTCATCCTGGCTTAGATGCAATATTAAGTGCTGTTGAATTATTAACACACGAAAAGATGAAAGTTATTAATGCGTTAAGCAGTGGTACGCACGGCGGCATCCGTCAAACTAAGCCAGAAGGTTATGTACAAGCACACCCAGGTGGTAAGTTTAAACACGATTTGCCTGGACAATTTGTCAAAACCATTGACCAGGCTAATTGGGCTCCAAGGAAAGACTAATGTTTTTACGTGAATTTCTTAATCGCACAGGAGAAGGTAAAGCCGCAGTAGTGGGCTGGGGCCGTGGTATGGGTCACAAAGGTCATATGTATTTGGCCAGTAGTGTTATTACTCAAGCTAAAGATCATGGAGCAGATCCTTACTTTGTTGTTAGCCGTACAGTAGGTAAAGACGATCCGATTACACCAGAAGAAAAACTTCATATCTATAAAAAAGTGTTTCCTAAACATGGGCATATCTTTCATACTGCTACAGACGAAATGCCCGATCTAACTCGTGTGCTAACACAACTTAGCAAGCATGGGTACACAGATGTAACTGTGGTAGTCGGTGCAGATCAAAAAGATGCCCTAAGCTATGTAACACAATACAACGGCAAACCCAATAAAGCTGGTGAAATACCATTTAGTTTTAATAGTCTAAATGTTATTGCTCGTCAAGAAACTAACGATCCAAGCAGAGAAGAAGAAGGGCCACGTGCTACTCCTATGCGAGCTGTGCTTACAAATCCCGATGCTAGCGAAGAAGAAAAGTTTAAAACTTGGCGCGACAGCATGAGCCCAGAATTAAGCGACGATGAAGTTCGCGATTTGATGCACAAAGCACATTCCCGCATGACTGATCCCTCTTTTGGTAAGAAGCCCAAGGCTCCTAAAAAGGACAAAATCGCAGGCGAAGGCGTGATGGACTTGTTGTCTAAGACCAAAAAAGATATTAAAAAGAAAGCGGCTAGCGCAGAAGAAATGCGCAAGTACTTTGAAAAAGAAAAAGCCAAAGAGCCGCCAAAGCATAAAGAACCCGGCGATGACAAGAATGTCCAGTCTGTACATACAAGACATGCTTACGAAGGATCGGTTAAATATGCTAATAAGGTAATAAGAGAAATGAGAGCAAGAGAATTTACAAGACAACATTTAGCAGAATTGAGTACACGCCCAGGTGGCAAATTGCACAGCCATCACGACGATGCAAGTCAAGGACACATACTAATGCGTGACGTTGGCGGATATGATCGCACATATCATTTGAATCGTATTATGATGGCCGCGGCCATGGCCGATGGCAAGAGTAAAAAACCCGTAGATATGGATCATAGCAGTTGGGTTGAAAAATATAACGTAGCGTTGCCGTATACCGATGAAGAACAAATGATGGTATTCCAAGCATTGGCTACTATTCCAAGTGATGCTCAAGAATTGGGTAAGCGTGGAAAGAGCAAAGAGCCCGACGATACTTACAAAGTTAGTCCTGTAGCTAAACCTAAAAAGAACAAGTACGGAATTTAACATGGAAGAGAAATACCATCTAGCACTTAAAACAGCATTTGCCAGCGAATATGCGTTTGCTATCAAAGCGCAAAACTTTCATTGGAATGTCGAAGGTCCATTGTTTGGACAACTACACGAATTATTTGAACGAATTTATACAGAAGTATATGGAAGTATTGATACGTTTGCTGAACAACTACGTGCATTACAAGTATACACACCAGCTAGTTTAGCCAAGTTTAGTATGCTAACCAAGGTCGAAGATGAAAACGAAGTGCCTGAATGGAGTGCTATGCTACAAGAGTTACTAATAGACAGTGATCGCATGGCTGAGATTTTTAAAATAACATTCGCTATGGCTGAGCAAAATGGCGATCACGGGCTAAGTAATTTTCTAGCTGACAGACAGGATCAACATAAGAAACACAGCTGG